GGTGAATGGTGCACTTTTTGTTTTCTGGGCTTTTGGGTCAAATCCCGACAGGTCCACCGTAACTGCATTCGTCCCCCACTTATTTAATAAATATTTCTCAGAAGCAAATACAAGAGTTCCATCTACTTCAAACAAAACAAACTTTGCGTCACCAGCCATTCTTAACATGACATCCCATAGGGATTCAGTTTGTTTCGAGCCGCTTGCCTTGGTTGTAGTTTTTCCTTTGGTCGTGTGCTCGCAATAAAAATCTAATCCATATTTTTTTGCAGCATTAATAATATATTGACTACCGCTTCCAGGTATTGAGCCAGGCTGCTTGTCTCGTTTCATTTGCTGTATGGCTTTGGAATAGCACTTCAATGAGTACACGGCACTTCCACCTGGACCCTGAGATACGCTTACATCAGATATTTCAAAAATCTGCTGTATCGGCTTGATTTCCCCTGTACGTGCGTTAATTTTACCAAGCGTTTGCGTCTCATAAATAACGTCGCGCCCAAGTATAAAGTAATTCTTTTTAGACATCCGTAAATCAACATCTATAACATCAAAAGATAGTTCAGATGCCATAGAAATTGAATAATTAATACTTGCTCTAGTCACCTGTGACGATACGTCGTCGTAGGCCTTATCCGAAAGACTTGCAATAATTATTTTGCGTTTATACCTGTCCGGCGACCTAGATATTCTGCCGTATTCATCCGTGGCCGTCGTAGGGGCAAATATTGTATCTGGTGTGTTCATGTTACAAGAAGATTATGGGAAAGAGCGCACCCCAGTTCGGCTGGCTTCCCTTACAGGCCGAAGGTGGAATTTTAAAGCCCGCGCCAAGTTCGTCGGTAGCTCTTCGAATGCATAGCTCTAAGTCGGTAGGTTTCCGAGGCGGGGGCGTTGGGATGATGGGGTCTTTCTTGAGTAGTGGCATAAATATTAATTGGTCCTCATTCAGCCTTACTTCTTGAATTGTCATACTCACTGTTGCTCTACTAATGCTGCCTTGAGCGCTGTCACTAGAGCTCGAGCCGCCAGGGGTCCTTTGTATTGAGTTGAATGACATCTCGGCAATCGCCCACTGGCGATATTTGACAGTAGAACTATTTGTTATTCCGCTAAATAGTGAATCGAAATTAGTAAATACGACCAATTCTGGTGTTTCCGCCATTTTTTTAAGCAACCTGAGTTTATGTTCGCAAGAATCGTAAAGACTTGACACGTAAGAAGGTTGGCTGTCGACGACAAATTCAAACGATATTTTCATAAGTTTGTTGTTTTTGTAATCGACAAGAGGGAAGTTCGCAACTCTTTCAATGTCAGTCCATGTTACGCCTATGTTCGAGTATGAAACATTATTTGGCCTTAAAGTGAATTCATATGTAAGAGCAGTTGTATTATCGGCCGTTCGTTGAATCATCGTAGGAAGGTTCTCGGGGGCTACGGTTCTGATGGCGGCTTGTCCGCTGCTCACTCGTGCCCCGACATTCATGGAAGTAACGACAGTTGCCTTGCTTCTTTGCCCAAGTACATCTCTATAACCATTGCTATTTTGTGCACTAGAAACGACGCTGGATGATTGATTAGATGATTGATTAATAGAAGAACCCGATATTGCCTTCTTGGTGAGAGAGGCAATAGTGGCCTCTGCTGCCTTAGGGGACATCCCCGTAGATTGAAGTAACTTTATTTTTGCAAATGTAAAGTTTTCAAGATTCATGTCTTTCGCATCGCCAATAAATTCTTCCCATTGTGACTGTGACGCATTGTCGAAGTCTGGCAGTTCCTGTAATGTTGGCGTATTTTCAAGGACAAAGAATTTACGTAAAAGTGGGTGATACCAGTACTGCACCCAATTAACGCTGTCCGTGTCGTCAAACTTGCGCCACTTCGTTATTCTTGTTGACTTATATGGGTTCCTGGATAGGTCTTTGATAAGTTCGTACCAGTCAAAAGTGTATGTTGTCGCTACATATATTGTGTTCCCCCATACGATTTTTTCCCCAGATGGGACACTGTCATATTTTGCTGTTCTGGGGTTGGAATAAGATATCTCTTTTGCGCGAACCTCTTGGTCGTCGGACCACCCAAATTCATCAGCTGCCTCATATGGAATGAAGTCGTAATCCGATACAGCCACGCCCTGAAAGGGAAACCAATATGTGTCATCCGAAACTAAAACAAAATCTGCCGGAAAAATTGGATACTGAGTATTCTTAATTTGCTTGTATCTTTTTTTTATTGGATAGTTTTTGCGTAAACTACTATTACTAGAGTCCGTGTATCCCACTGTCTGATAGTGAATGCTTCCTACTGCCATTATCGACGCTCCTTTTCTGAACGTTCCCTATCCTGTAATTTTGCCATAACCATCTGAGCTATAGCTTCTGGCGAGCTATTTCCGCCGTTTACCTCGATTGAGTAGTAGTTGTTAGTGCTACCTCCACCGCCAGTAGCGGATGAGATTGGTCGCGCTACTGACGTGTCTCCGACTCCAGGGCCGGGAACGACGTGTAGATGGCGGTTTGCCGCACTTCCGTGGAACTCAGCAAATCCACCATTTGCATGAACCAACTTCGAGTATTGTCCAAGATTTTGACCAACAAGGTCGTACGCCGAGCCAGTGGCATGGTCGGAGCTTGGCGAACCAAGGGCATAATTTCGCAAGCTAGACGTAACTGTTCTCTTGCCAGTTAATTGACCATTCATGGCGGCGTGCCGAGACATTGTTTGAGAAAGTTTGCTTGTGGAAGTATCTCCGATAGCGCCTCCGCGAGGGGTAGAGGTATCGGGTGGAGCGAGGGTCTGTCCATCGTCGCTCATAACTAGGCCGTTCCTCCACCAGTCCGGCATCGCGTCCAGCGGTGCAGTAAAGAAACCTTGCATATTCGTATTAAATATTTTGATTGCTTCTTCCAGTCCTTCTGCCGCGGTGCCCATGTTTGTAGCCGCTGTTGCAACGTCGTCTAATGCAATCGTGTTTTCTTTTGCCAAACCTAACTCACCTATCCCATAGCCAGACAATGCGCTTTGGGCTCCGAGCGCCGGATTGTAGAGGCTTTCCAACCCTAATGTTCCGGTTGGAATCGCTCCTGCCCCGCCCTTGGGCGTATTTAGCAATCGTTGACGTAAGCCTCCTGCGGAGTCGTAGGTTAAATCATAGTCTTTAATATCACCTAAGAGTTTAAGGAATTGTTCTGGGTTATTTTGAAGTAGCGTTGTTAGTTGCGACTCCAAAACCCCTTCTTCAATTTTTAGATTTCCATGCTCTTCGCTTGACAGAATGGTTCGAAGTTGCTCCGAGGCTGCACCTACCGCTCCTTTTTCCATGTCTCGCACCGACGCCTGATATATCGGGTCATTTACGAATGTTTCGCCTTGTCCAGCGAGCTCAGCACCGGGAGCAAATATTTTCCCATCGGCATTCTTTCCGCCAAAAAGGTCAATGAATCCTTGGTACGCCATGATGCCGTCACCACCGGCAACTTGTAATAATTGATTAAATGCAGGCTCCATATGCGCACGCATTGCGGTTGTTTTTTCGTCAGCGGTCGTACTAGGGTCCCTCATTATGTCGCCCAGTTGCCTCAAATTTGAATCAAGAGCGTATGTTGCCTCTTCCTTCTCTCGTTGCGTCTTGAAGGCGTTGGCGCCAGAAAGGACAATATCAGATATTAGGTCGTTTAATTGTGCTCCGGTCTTTTTCAGGGAGCCTGAGAACTTTAAAAGAAGGTCGTTATATTTTATTGTTGGGTCATACAGGTCGACGCCAAGTGTTTTTGCCAGCTGCTCTAGTTCTGCTCCGCTCTTACCCGTAGCTCGTGATAATGCGCCGATTCTTTCGGTGTTTTGTTTGTCTATTCTCGACAACTGCGCTTCGATGAGCGGGTCTGATGTTTTCATGATATGTCGGATAGAGTTGGTTGCTCTGGCTTTTAGAGCGTCTCTCTCCTCTGATGTTAATTTTTTACCTGAATCTGTTTTGAAGTATTCGTCGAGTATGCCTTTGGCATCGGTAAATTCCGTTTTGCCATTTTGCTCATAGCTCCCGCCACCAGCTGCAATGGCTGCCGTAATATCCTTATTGAACTGACCTAAAGTTTTTCCAAAGCTTGTCCCCAGGCCCAGCATTGCGGCATCTCGGCCCTTGAGGCTTCCGCCACCTTTTACTGTTTCTGCATTTCTCTGAAACTGCCGACCCGCTTTCTGGAGGTCAATCATGAAGAAGCTAGCCATGCTGGCGTCTATAATCTTTTTGGCCTTTTTTAACTTCTCTTTACCAGCATTCACCGCACCCATAATGCCTCCAACAAGAAGGCCCACTCCAGCACCTATCGCCGCGCCATAAGGTCCGAACATTGCGCCTGCGGCTGCTCCACCGGCTGCTCCAGCGAGTGCTCCAGCCTTCACTGACGTTGCCTTGAGCGCGGAGCCAATTCCTGCAACGGCAGCACCCAACATGGGGTTCACTTGTGCAACCATTCCACCTAACGCAATTGCTCCTTGCATTTCTTCCGGCGCGTATTGGCTTGCCAGTCCTAGTCCCATACCGACGCCCATTTTCGCGCCCATACTGTTGTTAAACTTTTTTACTCCTCCGCCAAATTTGCTATCATTTCGTGAAATTCTGTTCATATCGCGACGATAAGCCAGTTTTCCTCCAAGCTTCTTTAAGCCCCCTTGCGCGTCGCTCCCCCCTATTCTTTTTCCAAATGTCGCTGAGTTCGGGTCCTTGTCAACCGCACCAATTTTTCTATCCAGTAATGACGCTCGTGCCGGAGCTAAATCCTTGTACTCGCCCTTCTCTGCATCCCATGCCCCAGAGTTCATCTGAGCGAAACCGCCACGAATCGCACCAAAGCCACGTCTAGCGAGGTATTGACCCCTGTCGGCGACCCCTACGGCCTTTAGTGCCCCACGCTTTACGCTATTGGCAAGACCTTGTCCGACGGTCACAGTACGACCATCTTCCGAGTATATTTTGTTTGAGCCTTTGAACTGGCCCTTATTCTTATTCAATATTGATGTGACCAGCGATTGTCTATCGACGGCAGTACCATCTGCCTGAGTTGTAGCAATTTTTTTGTCTGTAGCTATTTGTCGCAGTTCTTCCATCGAGCGGGCGTTAAGAGATTGTGTAGCCCTAAATCTTGCGCTCATACCAGAGTTGGCGTTGGGGTTGACTGCTGTCGTTGTGCCGTCTGGGTTCGTTTTTATCGTGCCGTCTGGGTTCTTTACCTGTCCCATGTCTGCGTAGGGGTCTCTGGCGCGAGCTCCAGTGACCGCATATCCAAACCCACGGCCAATTCTGTCACTTCTTTCCTTGCGTCTATTAATTCGGTCATCAATTCCGCTATTAGCAACCTGCATTTTACTGCCAAGTTTTGAACTTGCAAAAAACTTCGAGTTTGGGTCGTTTGAAACATCACGGAATCCTTGACGGATATTCATTCCCGGTAGGACTAGTGGACTCGTCGCCGGATATCCGCTAGAAAGGGCCCCACCACCGCCGCCGCCTCGACCTGATGCCAGCGATGACGTTGGGCCAGCTGGACCAAGATTTTTGCCACCAATAGAAACATTTTGAGCGTTGACGCTCATGGTCCTGACAGTTTGGACCCCCGGCATTAAGCGACCCTTTACGCCGCTCATTTTCTTACCTATAATCGAGAATGCCAGCAATGGTGCAAGGGCCGAAGCTAGTCCTCCGCCAGCCCCACCACTAAACATTTTGGAAATCATATTGAAGACGCTTGTTAGTCCAGATACTAAGTCACTCAAAAAGGGGAGCATATCCATAAACATCTTTTTAAGATTCATGAAGAATTTTGATAAAGAATCGATGAGCTCCCCAACACGTTCGCCGAATTCTGCAACTTCATTTTTGTTTTCAACAAGAAGGTCCTTGAATAAGGTCAGGTTTCCGGCACCTCGTTTAATTGCCTCCCACACTGGAGTAAAAGCTTTATAAAGCACCTTTGCGCCATCTATGAGTGGGCGAGTTTGGTCAAGAACCATATCCCAACCACGCTTGAATTTAGAGAACCAATCTCCAATCCTGTCAAACATACCTATTGCGCCAGGGAGGTATTCGCGAATCATCTTCACGAGCCAGTTGGATGCTTTTTCTATTCCGCCAGCAAAGCCGTCGATTATTCCCGTCGCCCCAAAACTATACGAAATAGCGCCCATTATGCGCTGCAAGTCTCTGCGTATTGTCCCGAACACCCTCTCGAATGAAGCTTTAAGTGGCTCTAAGAACTGGTCGCCAAAATCGGCAAATTCACCACGTAATCGACTAAAGTAGCCCTTCATCTGGGAGATTAAAGTACCGTTTACGGCTTCAAACTGACCAGCGACACCGCCTTTGTCCGCCAACTGCCCGGACATCAGAAGTTCTTTAAATTGTTCCTTGGTTTTTATGGTTGTCCCTTTTAGGGCTTTTTCCATTTCTGGGCCAAGTTTTTTAGCTTCTGTTATTACGTCAGAAATACTCTTTTTACTGTTAGAAAGATTTTCGATAACAATAGATACTTGTTCTAGGCCCTTTGCGGGGTCTTGGCCAGCTGAACCAAAGTCCATCAAAGCCTTGATTGATGCACCGCTTTTATTTATTTGTGCGGTATTCATCGACTTAGACATGGTTCCGTAAGCCTTGTTAAGTGCCTCGACTCCGAGGGTCGCCAGACTTGCGTCACTCTGTAGGTTCCGCATGCCCATTCTTGTCTGATTCATCGCTGAACCAAATGCAGGGGCTCCCTTGCCTCTGTAGGCATAAATGGCGGCCTGCTGCTCCCTGATAGCGGCGCTCGCTGCCGATATCGCGACGACTACCCCCGCCGCACCAGCAGAAAGCATTTGCATCGCCCCCCTATATGCTTTGACAAGTAATTGCCCAGCAGCAAATAGAGCGTGGACTCCTATCATCGCAGCGCCAAGGGCTGCCATTTCTATAACGACACCCTTGATAGCCATACCGAGGAACTTGGTGAGCCCTTTTCCTGCCATTTTGGCGCCAGCATCTATGGCGTCGAAACTGCGTTTCCAGCCTTTTGTGGTACTTGCTAGTTTACTGCCTGAGCTTGCCGCAAAAGCTTCGCCTCTGCCGCTGGAAAGTTTTTTTACTCTTTTTTCTAGTAATGAAAGCTGAGCTATGGCTTTAGTGAGCTCCCTAGTTTGGGCCTCAAACTTAATTTTAATATCAACTATTTCGTCAGCCATTTGGCACTCCGTGTGAGTTTTAAGTCACGTGAGTGTAAGGCTGCCAAGCTATGGGGGCTCCACCCCTAAGTCTTCGGCTTGCGCTCTTGCTCTTCGCGGTCGTTACTTATAACTTTAGCACAGGCAAGAAGTAGTAACCAGTCATTATCGTCCACGTCCATTAATTCCAATGGATTAACGTGAAATAACTCGCCTAATCTTGCCGCAGATATAAGTGTGGAATCTTCAACTAGTTCGTCGAAGACTCCTTCGTAGGGTCCACAGCAGCAACCGTGTCTGAGTATCCAGCGGAGTCAAGGATTGCTAAAGCCGCAGATTCAACATGTGGGTCAACGCCAAACATTGCTCGAACTGCATCCGGAACCGGCTTCATCGACTCGGTCATTTCGAGAATTTGAGGATGGGCAAAATTGAGATTATTGCCGTTTTCGTCAAAAATCTCTTCATCATCAATGCAGATACCGATGGTGGTGTGGCCGATAACTAGACAAGCAAACTTGAGCGAGTCAAGTCCATTTCTTGAATCTTCACCAGCATTTTTGCGCCAGTTCTTCATCTGCGATTGAGTGATATTGGGGCTCACTTTGAGGCTTACACCCGGGCGTTCTGTCACCTGAATATGGACTACGGACCGCTCAACCTTTTTCTTGACAATGTTTCTCAGCTTTTCAAGCTGGGTCTCTTCCTTGGCGGCAGGCAACAAGGAATCACGATGAGTTGACTTCTTGTTGCTTTTTCCGTCGTCGGCTTCTTCAGTTACGTATAGTGAATTTTCGCTCATAGAGCAAAAACTATCACATAATTAACCGACTCTATGCAACTAGCTTAAAGTTGGTGCATTTACGTCCGAGATAGCAAAAGTCAAGGCGAATGTCGCCGGAGCACCTGAGGAAGAGTCACCTTCTGGTTCGGTCATTCCCACCAACAAAGCATTGGAGTAAATTCTGTCGTTCGTGGGGTCTTTGATGTCGCAGCTATAAACAGATACCGTAATGTTGTAGTAACCGGTGCCGACATATTTGCGTAGGCCCTGCAGCTTGGCGCCAATGCCAGCGGCAGTATCGGCGCTGGTCATGTCGTCGTCGTAGTGTGCCGTCAGCGTAATGTCACCTATTTCAGATGGAGCGCAGAGAACTGTAGGTCGAGCACTGCCACCTTCGTAGATTTTTTCTACAGAGGCGGTGATTTCTCCACCCGACACCTGAGCAAAGCGAAGATTGCCCCACTTAGGGAGGTTCACTTGCACGTTGGTCTGCTGCTTACCGTTAATGAAAGTGCTTGGAACTATTGTTGCAAGTACTTGTCTCTGTGATACTTTTGCCATTAGCTACTTCCTTCGATTAAACCACTGTTGAAGTGAGGTTAGACTTTACAATATCGATTTCAATTCTGTCACCAATGCTGCTGACACGGACACCGACTCTGGCTTTCACCAAACCATTTGCCAACTGTGAGGTTGGGTTGATTGAGGAATCGCACTTCACGATGTATCCGTTATCTAGCTCACGGCCGTTGGCATCAAACGCTGGGTAGAGGGCACCGAGGTTGCGCATTACCGACAGGATTGATACAAGGCGTGACTCGATGTCAGCGAAAATGGTGTTTCTTCCATCGATTGAGCTGAACACCACATCTTCAAGCGACCGGTAGCACTCTGTAACGATTGAGTTAACAACATCCTGTTGCGTGATATAGCGGAAGTTGTCGTTATCGGAAGAGAGCGAACGGGCTCCATACACGCGAATCGTGTTTTGAATCACTCGAATTGCGTTTACGTTGCCTTCGTCAAGGTCGTCACCGACAACCTTGCTAATGTCAGTCTTGATGCCGGTCACAAACTTGGCCGCTGAAACAATTCCTGCGGCTGGAAGATGTGGTCCGGTCCCATTATGGGCAACGGCGCGCTTTGCGGCGATATATCCAACTGGTGGAATGAATCGTCCTATGCCAGGCACGCTAGTGGGAACCAAAACCCACGGATAGTACAGTGCTGCATGCTCTGAGCCTTCTCCCGTTTGAAGTGAGAGTGCCTTTTCCTTCATGGCGGTAGCAGTTGCGTCTTCTGTTCCAAACAAAATTGCGATTCTGCTATTTGCGTTTGCGTGTTCGATGAGGGCTTCGGCCACAGTGTCGCCACTATCCTCTGGGCAAACAACAGCACCCGAGCCGAGAGCGTCATTGAACAACGCAAGCTGAGCGATGTATTCAGTAGAAGTTACGGTGTCATTGTTGTCGTCGCCCGCTCCCAATGCCGTTTCTGAAAGTACTATCGGCTTCAGAGCCGTACCACCAGTAGCAACCACTGCTGTCACATAGCGAGCAGCAACCGCACTTAGGTTAATTCGTCCGACTGCCTGTGATACTGTCGTCACGCTTCCAGTTGTGTATTTCAAAACGCCGTCGTAGTAAATATCAACTTTGAAGGTTGTTGCGGTTGGGTGCGTTACAGCAACTCCGACATCCGCGCTCCAGGCGCCTGCGCCATTTGCTGTCAACGTAATTGCGGCGGCGGAGGCTGGACCATTCAAAGTCAACGTGCCGACTGTTGCTGACGCACCAACGGCGCGCGCAATGAAAGCTCGCGTTCCACCTTCCTCGAAAAATGTCTCCACCGTTGGGTGGGTGTACGAGGACGTCAGAAATCCACCGAAAATGTCTTCGAAGTCACTGAGACTCTCGACAAGTATGGCTTCGTCCGATGGACCACGCTCTGTTTTGCCAACAATGAACAGCTGCGAAGATTCGCGCACCGTTGCCGTTGATGGACCAGTTCTAACTGAAGTTGAAATGACTACGCCAGGCATAGAACCTCACTGTTTCGCATAGGGAATCCTGTTTGTGATTTCAATTGTACAGATGGGATTCTATTATTTTGTGCAACTATGAATTGAACTTTTAAAACAATATTTTCAGTAATCAAGAGACGGCATCTCCTGACCAACACCAGTAGGGGTGGTCTCGACCTCTACTTCTGAGACAACACCCAATGCTTCTCGAGCGACAACCTCGTCCATTTCTAGCGTGTAGGCAATGTATGCCCCTGCCATCATTCTGTCACCCTTGAGTAGGGTTATGTCTGAATACTCTTCCCGGAAGCTATTTTCGCTGATAAGAGCCCTAAAAGACGTTCGTGAGTCGTGAGCCTTGAGGCAAGGGTAGTCAAGAAGGGCGCTTCTAGTTACCGTCGTCAACCTATCTCTCATTAAAGTTGTTGCTTCATTTCCTTCGTCTCGTACCCATAGATAGGTCCGCATGGAGTAGCTGACGCGATAAAGAGGGTCAGTTTGGTCGTAACCTATTCTTTCAAGTCCATTCATGGAGAGGGCAACGGTAATAACCGAGGGCCATTCATCTATCGCCATTGGCTCATAACCTATGTACTGGCCGGGGTCTGGAAGTTTTGTGCTATCGAGGTTCCAGCCGTTTCTGTACCGAATGAGACGAATCGGAAGGTCGGCAGTCAAATAGTCATTGACATATTTTTTAGCGAAATGAGAGCCGTTCATTAAATAGGTCATGCCAGCTTGCTTCCTTGGACAATGTACTGCGTTGCTTTTTTATTGATGTCTCTGTCAAAATCTTTAGGAACAAATAGCAGCGGGCGAGCAGGCATGTCTTGAGTTCCATACTGGTGAAATTTCGCAATTGGGCTATCAATTACGAAAGTTCCTTCCATGTCACTAATCGAGTTCTTGGGACTAGACCCCATGCCGGCGACGCTGCGAAACAGCTTTCCAGTTATTACCAGAGGTGGGGCCCCAGGAACATTGCGGAACTTCCACGACTCATAGTCATCGTCTAGTGGTGGCCATGCACCCTTGAGCATTGCCTTGGCGGAGAGGGCCCCCATAGTAGTGAAATTCTTAGAATATGCTCTTTCTAAATAACCCTTAGCCCAATTCAAAACAGGCCGCATTGATTTGGCCCTGTCTTTCATGTTTCCTAAGCGGTCCTTTGCGTCTTCGCCGTGGAAATCAGTATCTCCAATATAAACTACTATGCCGCTTCTGGACATAATTAAGCCCGAACGCGACGGTATTTGCGCAATGAAGAAAGTTCCGAATCAAGGAAGCCCGTAACAAGCGGGCCAGTATTTCTCGTTGTGATGTCCTTGACTCCAACTACGTCGTCGTGCATGTTTTGCATTTCACGTGATGCCGCTCTAAGTATCATTAGCTTGAAGACGGGTATTGATGGACCATCAAGTCCGGCAGTATACGTAATGGTTATTAAATCATCCGAATATCCGTGGTAGTAATCAATCCCGTATGTTCGCGTAACGTAGTCGGTATCTTCAATAAGTACTCTTTCCGTGCCAAAAAGTGGCTTTACCTTAACCTCTGATATTGAAGCAATTGGGGTATTTCTAAAGTAAATAGCGGGTGGCGGTGTCGCCCACGCAACTATGTCGGTGTATGAACCTTTAGTGAAGGAAGAATTATAACTGGTGTTGTCTGCTGTTAAAAATGTCCCCATTGGGGTGCCATTGTGATTGGAGTCCAGACGGTGCTCTTCTACATATTCGCTGACCTCTATCGGGCGACGTAGGAATGATTCGAGCTCGCTTTGAAGACCGGCGAGGACCATGACGGCGGCATCTTCCTGACGTGCCGACAGCTTGATATCCATATATACCTTGACATCATTAACTGAGACAATCATCGTCACTCCCGTGATAAAGCGATTTTGCAAATAAATGCTTCATCAAATTCTAACACCTAGTTAACTTGTGGGAGGAGAGAAGGGTTGACCGAGCAACGGAATTGGTGTAGATTCATGCCATGTCGGAAAAAAGTAAATTCGATACAATTATTGACATCAAGGGAGATGACCTTAAGTCAATAAATATGGAGATTCTTGGAAGAATCACTAGGGTTATTTTTTTCCTGTTCATGCCCGACGGTCAGCCAATGAGCGA